AGAGGCTTTATGGATGAAGACGAAGATGAAGATAGTTAAGGTAGACTAGATAACCTTAATTAACCCCATGAGGCTGAACATGGATTCAAATCTTCTGTTGAAGGTAGTACGCATTAGTTTGAAGTTAGTGGTGGCGAGGGTGTTGACAATCTTGGCGTTGTCGATGACTTTTGCCTTAGCTTGCTGGACAATGTGGGGGCCGAGTTATGAGCGGATCGCCGCATTGCTTATCTTTGCCATCACAGTGTTTTTACCATCCTTGATGAAGGAAACAAAGCATGATGACGATGACGAAAGTAGTGAGCAAACAGGTGGTGCTAAAGCCTAGCCAAGGCACGACCAAGCAGGTCAACCCTAACTTCCAGCCTAAGTTCACCAATGGTGCGCCATGCTATGGCACCATGACTGCAGCGCAGCAATGGGGGAACAAAGGTGGCAAATAATATCGCTTTCCAACCGATGGGTCAGACCTATCGGTTAAACCTCACCACCACATCAGCGGAAGTTGCAGTCAACGCTGACTCGCCTTGCAACCAAGTGCGCGTCCATAACGGTACTGCTGGCGAAGTTTTCTTAAGATTCTCTGCCACGACAGGACAGGCTGCTGCAGTGCCTGCATCGGGTACACCAGCATACGGCATGATCTTGCATAACAATGCAACCAATGTCTTTACCGTACCGCAAGCGGCTATATCTGCGCAAGCAACACTGTATGTATCAGGCATTGTTTCTAGTGGCACTGGGCATGTATTTATTACACCAGGCGAAGGGATGGCGTAAATGGAAGTGTCAATGTCAGTAGTCATACAAGCCCTGATTGGTGCTGCTGCTGGAGCGTTTGGTGCTTATGTGGCTATTCGTTCAGACCTAGCAGAACTCAAGGCTAAGGTTGAGCACTTGCACATGACAGCAGACAAAGCGCATACACGCATTGATCAGATTCTGAACAAGTGAACTGGTCAGACGTACTCAAGGCGGTCATACCTGTCATTGTTGCTTCGCTTGCCTGGTTGCTCGGTCAGGTTGCTGACTTCTCTACACGCCTGACTAAAATTGAAGGCGCCATGCCTGCTTTAATTACGAAGGAAGGTGTGCCTACTGACTCGCCTGTCAGCGCTGAGAAACGTGCTATTCAGAAAGAACAACTCATGCAGCACATCAACGAATTGCAGGTCAAGGTTCGCTTACTTGAAGAGCGTGAAAAGATGGGGAAGAAGTAATGTTTGAACTTCTCTCAGGTGGTTTGCTTGGCAGCATCTTTGGTGGTTTGTTCCGGCTTGCGCCAGAAGTTCTAAAGTTCCTCGATAAGAAGAACGAACGCCAGCATGAACTGAACATGTTTCAGTTGCAGACCGATCTTGAGAAGATGCGCGGTACTTTCAAGATGGAGGAAAAGTATGTTGACTACAGTGTTCAGCAACTCGACACCATTAAAGCGGCCTTTGAAGAACAGAGTCAAACGGCTCAAGCAGCAGGTTGGTTTGTGGCTGGAATCTCTGCCTTGGTACGCCCTGGAATCACCTGGGCGATATTTGGCATGTACGCTGCCGTCAAAGCGGCTTCGCTTGTTCTTGCGTTTCAAAGCAATGCGCCGTGGCATGAAGTGATTGTGAAGTGTTGGGATGAAGATGACTTTGGACTCTTCACCATGATTCTCACGTTCTGGTTTGTTGGCCGCAGCATAGAGAAGTACAAGTGAATGAAGCGATTGAGCTTGCCATCAACGTACTCATCAAGCCCTTTGAAGGCTATGCTCGACGTTTGCCTAACGGCGATTGCTGTGCTTATCCTGACCCCGGTACTGGTGGCGACCCTTGGACTATCGGTTATGGTGCTACTGGCCGTGATATTAGGCAATACACTGTCTGGACAAAAGAACAAGCTGAGACTGCCCTTCAGGAGCATGTCAGGCACTTCGTATCCGGATTGGTAAAACTCTCCCCACGGCTTGTTTCTGCAAGCCCTAGACGTATTGCTGCAGTCATCAGTTGGGCGTATAACTGTGGCTTAGGCAACTACAGAATCTCGACCTTCAAGAAGCGTATCGATGCCAATGACTGGGAAGGTGCAGCGGTGGAGTGTCGCAAGTGGAACAAGGCTGCAGGCAGAGTGCTACCAGGACTGACCAAGCGTCGAGAAGCTGAAGCATTGATGATGAGGTAAGCATGGCAAACCCGATTGCAAAGACAACGCGTGGTAAGGGTAGGCACTTTCAGTCAGTAGCTGAAGGTGGTGGCATGACAGAGGCCGGTAGGAAGGCTTATAACAGGGCTACAGGCTCCAATCTGCAAGCACCTGCACCTAACCCTTCAACGCCAAGAGAAAAGGCTAGAAAGAAGAGTTTCTGTGCACGATCAAGATCATGGTCTGGCCCAAGAGGTAAGGCCGCTCGAAGACGCTGGAGGTGTTAAATGAAACAAGGTTTATACGCAAACATTCATGCTAAACGTGCTCGCATTGCAGCAGGCTCTGGCGAGAGAATGAGGAAGCCAGGTAGTAAAGGCTCCCCCACCGCCAAGAATTTTCGAGAATCCGCAAAGACTGCCAAAAGAAAACCCCGTCGCTAGGACGGGGCAAAATCCACTTACTCACAGGGGGAGACAACGTGATGAGGTTATCTGCTCGCTTACCTCAAGCGCTTAACCTACTGGCAGACTCAGCGGAGTTCAAAGTTCATTCTGCATCAGTGTGATCGCATCGTCAAGCCTAAAGATCACTAGACTCTCCTTGCCATCAGCCCTGCAAATCACGACAGGCACCTTCTCACCCTTGGATGAGACTTTGGCCTGCTCCATCCATTCATAGAGCGCTATCTTCCTACGACGCTTGCATTCGATCATAAACGGGCCTAGATCGATGTCTGAGCCTCCGTCTCTTGCCTGCCCTAGTACACGTGTCACCTTGGTTCCTAAACGCTCTGTAAGCGCGTTACAGACCTCACGCTCATAACTGGCACCTCTGGTCTTTCCTAGCTTGCTCAATCGCGTTCTCCTTGTAGGATTTTCCAGGCTTCTTCCCTGACAGAGTTCTCTACGGCATAGCCAAAAGCATCAGGGTCAAGCAAGGCATGAATGAACATTTCCCTGACTTTGAGTTTGTGATCAGTTCTTGCAAGCATAGCTCGTAACTCTCTGGTAAGCGCATAGAGCGTTTCCATCTTGGCCTGCATCTCTTCCCTGGTCATCTCACTCATGAAGCACCTACGCTAAACGGATTGTTGAAGAACTTAGGTTCTATCGTAATACGCGTCTTAGTGAACTTGACAGGGTTCTTAACAGGTTCTCTCGGTACTGGCTCCCAACTGGCAAAGGTATAGAACCGTTCGGTTATGCGATTAAGCCTCTCTGATCGTTTCTTGATGTATCCATCATGAAGCAGTGCACGAATAACGTACTTGGTTGTCGGAATACCGAGCCTGGTTTGCAGTTGAATGTCTTTGAAGGTGGCTTCAGTCTTTCGCTTAGAAAGATACTTAAGCACCTTCATGTGGGATTCTGTCAGTTTTGTCATGCCATATCCTCCCGCAATGCAGCGTCCCATACCTTGTCATTAGCGCCTTTAATGACCTCTGTGGTGGTAAATCGATGCAAGCAAGCGACACAGCGTCGCCTGCGTGTCACCCAAGAGTTCGCAGGCTTCTTGCCTCCATACCTGCGAGTCTCTAGGATGATCGTATCGTTGTGCTCACCACGTTCGGCGCACTTAGGGCATAACATCAGAACGGCACACTGTCATCGTCTTGATAGCTCACCTCACGGCCTTGCCTTGCAGGCTGACCTGGTACGAAGTTATTCACTCTGATTGAAATCAGATCGCCATAAGCACTACGCTTTGTCCATGCTGACAGTTTGATCACATCACCTGGCTTGTAAGCCTGATCGCAGGTGAAACTTCCCGACCAGTCTGGTGCTTTGTCAGACTTCTTCTCTTTAACGGTGAAAAGTACGCCACTGCCTTGTTGCTGTTCGTAAGCCATTATTTCCTCACAAGTTGATATTCGGCAAAGGATTTGCCATTACGGTTAATCGTGTGTGTCACGATGGTGTGACCTTGTTTCCTTAGTTCTTCGACTCTGGCTGCAAGTCTTGTTGAACCAATCTCTGCATAAGCCTGCAATTGCGTGAGCGTTCCTTGCTGCAAACGCTCAAGCACTGCCTGCGTCTGCGTCAATCGAACACTACCTCTTCCTCCGCATCCAGAGTCACTACCTTTTTTGCGATATAACCTTCGACCGCATGATCGTGACAGCGCTTCTTGAATGCAATGGCTGCAACCCCGCCAAAGTTATTGATGGTTTCGTGGTTGACCCGAAAGAGTGACGCCAATTTGGCGTTCTTCTCCTCAGTTGTCATCTTCTTAGAGTCAGCGATCTTGCCAATCAAACCAAAGAAGTTATCCTGCCACTGCATTTCATCCTGGTGAGAGCTGTAAACCTTGCTCTTATCGCCTTCAGGCACTAATACCTTGTACTTACCCTCAATGACCTCAGCAAGCGGTTGCAGAGGTTGTACAGGCGGCATATCAACCTTCTGATATTGATTAGTCGGGATAGTGTCGAGTTCAGTTTCATCAAGCATCCCCAATCCACAATGAGCAAGCACAGTCCTGCGTATCGCTTTGGTTGTAGCCTTCATCAGGGCATTGGCTAGCTTTTCACCAGAAAGACCTGAGATGTCAACTGCTCCCTGATTTTCAGAGCTTCGTCCATCTTTGCCAGTGCATCGGACAGATACAAGATACACATTCTCAACTCGCTCCCTGTT